TAATTTCCATTTTGCGAGCCAGATTCTATATAGTTTAAAATTCTTTGTATTTTGTTTTTGGTTTCGGGAGTCATACTCTTTTCCTTACTTCCATTTTACACAATTCGTAAGGAGATGATGCTCCAGCATATGACATTGATGATTTAATTCCTTGTTCAAATCTTTTTAACAAATCAATTACTGAATCTTGAGATAAATCAATCAAACTTTCTCTTCCTTCAGTATATTTGTCTTCGCCTTTATTTCTTGCAGAAGCAGAACCATAAAAGATTTTCTTGTCTCCATTGAATGGAGCTGCGCTATCATAGCAAGCTGCAAACATACCGCCAACCATAACCATGTCTGCTCCAGCATGGAGAGCCTTACAAGCATCTCCAACTTCTCTTACTTGTCCATCAGCAATAATTGGAATATTGGGCATGATTTTGTTTTCCATTGCTTCTTTAATTTCAGCAATGATTGAATACATCGGTGTGCCAACGCCAGTATTATTGTATGTTGTACAAGCTGCACCCATTGAAAGGCCAACTTTAATTGCATCTGCGCCCCATTCAATTAAATCTTTTGCCCCTAAAACTGATCCAGCGTTGCCAACGATTAGTTTTGGCTTAACTTTCCAAGGAAGTTGATGAAAAAATTTACAAACATTCTTTACTTGTAAACTGTGTCCATGAGCAACATCAATAGTAATAAAATGAACATTGTAATCATTTTCTGCCAAATCTTGTAACAGATCATAATCAATATCTTTTACTCCAACACTAATGCTTAAAGGAAAGTCTGATTTGTTTTTAGCCATTAGCCATTCACGAATTCCACTCTTGCCAAAATAGTCATAAAATCTATGCAAGATGTAAAAATATCCTTGCTTGCCAAGCGTTTCAGCCCATTTAAAATTTACTGTGCATGCCATATTTGCTGGCAAAACTGGCAATTTAAATTTTGTTCCAAGAAAATCTACTTCTGTCGATAGATTATCTCTTGATTTTACTTCAGAGTAATTCGGAATTAGAACTACATCTTTGTAAGACAGCATTTCTTTCATTTGTTTATGTTTGTTAAAAGCACTTTAATGTTGCCAATGGAGTAACCTATTTGTGCAAGACCTTCAATGGTAAAACCTTCAGTAGTAAGTTCTATTTTAGGAGATTTGTTGAAATAAATCTCATTTTTATCGTCTAATTGGCATAAAATGCAACCCACTTCGTTCGCCACAATAGAATAAGCTTTGAATTCTTTATCTAAAAGATCCTTCAATAAGCCGTTTGTGCCTATTACTTTTAAATTTGCTGAGATTTGTTCCATACTGTAGTTTTAATATTATCCAAAATGTCACGCATTTTAATCATAGAAATTTCATCATTTCTACCAGCTCTTGAGTAGAGCTTATACAAAGCGTCTTTTGAGTTGGTTGTTTTTAAATTTTTATTGATCAAGCGGTCGCAAAGAGTAATTAAATTAAGTCTCGAAACAATAATAAAATCATTTTCTCTTTCAAAAGCGATATAATCTGCTGCCCCATAAAGCCACCCTTTGTTTCCAGAAACATTTTTAAATTCTACCCAAACTAATTCATCACTGACCCCACTGTCGCTTCTTGCGCTTTTTTTTCTCGCTTTAACGTCTACAAGATATTTTAAATTATTTTTTGCTGTTAAAATAAAATCTATATGGGAAATTTGTTGCTTTTTTGTAGCTTTAATTGGATTTAATTTTTTTTGTTTCGCCAAGTCTTCAAAAATGCCTTCGGCAGACTCTCCCATTTTTTGACTTTCTCCACTGTAGTCGTATTTACTCCTGAAACCCATATAGTAAGTGTAAAACCATCTAGCGAAAAGTCAAACAAAAATTATAATTAATATGCCAGATTTTCAAAATTTAACTCCAACTCCTATCGATTTTGCTAATGTCAACATTGGCACACCTCCCCCCAGAACGCCAGAACAAATAGAATTAATCAGAAGAGAATTGGGTAGATCTTTGATTGATTTGGAGCCGTCTGCCGTAATAGAGCTTTATGAATTATATTTTGAAGTTGGATATGAACCATTTAGATTTCATGCTGGAACAAATAATTTAGAAAGAGATATTGTCTGGAATGGTAATAAATATTACGCAACAGCAATTGAAGTTGAGGGTTTTGAAGCTAATATGGTCGGCAGATTGCCTAGACCAAAAGTAACTGTTGCAAATTCTGACCAAATTATTTCTAACATATTAAGAGATTTTTCTGACTTTAGGAATGGAAAATTTGTAAGAATCAAATTATTTTTAAAGCATTTGGATAATGTAAATTTTGAGGACAATGAGAATCCATTCGGCACGGCAGACCCAAACGCATACATTTCAAAAGAAAGATATGTAATTTCTCAAAAACTTACTGAAAATAAAAATCTAATTCAATTTGAGTTAATAACTCCATTTGATTTGGAGAGCTTGCAAACTGCAACAAGAGGCATTTATGGAAGATATTGTGGTTGGCAATATCGGGGAATGGGTTGTAATTATCAAGGAGATTTAATCTGCCAAGAAAATGATAAAGATTTTGATGTAGCGCCTACGGAACATATAAAGTCTTTGGGTGGTTTTTTTATAAATGGCTCTTCACTTTTAGAGGCGATTTCAAAATTTAAATGGAAAGAAAACTTTTCTTATCAAAAAGGTCAAATAATTTTTGTAGATAATATTGATTTAAATGGAGTTAAAGATCCTCCAAGAACTTGGTATTTATGCGTAGAAGATCACATATCAACAGTTTACAATAGTCCAAATAAATCGGTTCAACTTTGGCAAAAAGATGGGTGCTCAAAAACAATTTCTGCATGCAAGAAAAGATTTGGAATAGAAAGTTATAAAGGAAATGGATACGTTTCTTATAATGATTCAGTAATAGTTGATTCAATATTGCCGTTTGGCGGATTTCCTGGAACAGACAAATTTAAATTTACATAATGAAAGATCATTTATTTGATAGCGAAACTGATTTATTGGCTTTTTTAAAAAAAGAGTCTGAATATAGTCTTGTGGCGGAATTATGTTCATTAATAGGAATAAATGATAAAAATAAAATTATATATAGGCAAATGCAAAATAGATCAAAAAATCCCGAACAATTTTTTATCATTGATCCTTATGATTATTTGCTTTTTATGAAAGATTATAAAATACTAGGAATTTTTCATAGTCATCTAGTTGGAGACGAAAAAGCTTCAGAATTTGACAAAAAAACCTCTGAAAGCTGTTGTTTAGCTTTTATTATATATTCGATATGCACTGAAAATTTTTATATTTATGAGCCTAAATATAAGGATTATGATGTAAACACTATAGAAAGGTTAAAGGAATTAATAAATGACTAATGTAGTTATACATGGAATTTTAGCTAAAAAGTTTGGAAAATCAATCAAATTAAGGATGGGAAACATTAAATCTATAATTTCTGCTATAGATTCAATAAAACGTGGATTTCGCAAAGAGCTTTGTGAGCTTTTTCATAAAAACGTATGTTATGAAGTTGTAATAAATAAAGATAATCAAAATGAAATTCATTTCATTCCGCATATAGCTGGTTCTGGTGCGAGCGGTTGGAAAAATTTTGGCATTATACTTTCAGTTATATCATTTATTCTTATATTTATTCCAGGTTTTCAAGCGCTCAGTCTTGGATTGCAAGCGCTCATTCAAACAAGTCTATTTACTGTTGGAGCTTTAGCTTCAGCATATGGAACGAAATTGGAGGCGATGGCTAAAATACAAGCTATGTATGCGCAACTTGCAGAGCAAATGAAAAACGCTTCCAAAGATAAACATACGGGAGGTAACGCAAAATTAGTTGGTGGTGTTGGTGCAAGTTATTTATTTTCTAACGAAGTGAATTTTAATACTCAAGGGCAGATTGTCAGAGTTGGATATGGAAAAATGAAAGCGGGAACAAATACTATTGGAGCTTCAATCAAAAATAATCCAACAAACATATCAATGGAAGATTATGCTTCTTCAATTTCGAATAATATCATGCCTTTATATGACTAAAATATATATCTCTGGAATATTGGGTAAAATTTTTGGTAATTTTTTTGAATTAAAAATTAAGAATGGAATTGATGCGTTAAAAGGAATAAATGCCAATAAAAAAGGTTTTTTTAAAAAAATAAAAGATTTGTCTTTGGATGGTGTTCATTATCAATTAATAATTGATAATGAGATTATTAACGATAGTGATAAAATAATTGAAAAAAGAAATATAAAATCTATTTATATAGTTCCGATAGTCTACGGAACTGGTCAAGCTGTTGCAGTAGGTATGGGTCTAGTAATAACAGAGGGTGCAAAAGCTGGCACATTGACTTTAATGGGGCAAATAGTAGCAGGCGCAGTAAACACTTTGATTTCTGTAGGTATATCTTTGGCAGTGTCATATTTAACGCAAACTCAAGCTGATCAAGTTAGCGCTCCAGGTCAGGGACCACAAGCTGTTGGAGGAGCAACTGCTGCGGTCGAGTCAAGAGGTAAAAGTTATGTTTTTTCCAGTTTAGAAAACACTGCCTCGCAAGGAGATCCTGTATCAATTGGCTATGGTCGATTTAAATGTGATTCAAAAATTATCGAAGCGGCAACAAAAAATTATCCGACTAGCGTAGATAGCGTTCAGGAATTTGCCTCAATGCAACTAAGCTCATTATTTACTGACTACATATCATAATGAAACATTTACTTAAAAAAAATAGCTTAACAATTCGTGGCGCTGGTGGTGGTGGCGGTGGTGCTCCAGCGCCACCTGGACCTGTTGCAGTTCAAATGTATCCAGCTGTATTAGCTCCACCATTAATGGGTCAAACTAATTACATCTCATCATTTTCATATGCAGAAATTGTTGATTTGATTTCTGATGGACCTATTGAAGGCTTAGTTAATCAAGATAATAAAAAAGTATATGGTCAAGATATTTTTGAAGGAATATTTTTAAATGGAGTTCCCGTAAAAGAAACTTCAAGAATAAATTCTGAAGAACTTGATATTTTTTTCTTAAAGCAAGAGTTGAAAGATTTTTGGCAAATAAACGAAGACAAAGATCCACTGCTTTTAAATAAAAATTTTCCTTCAAAAAAGATTATAGATTCAACAAGTTCGTCATTAATTAATAATCCATTTTTTTCTGGACCAATTTCAATAACTTCATATCACCCAGAAGATTCTTTGTTTGAATTAGCCAATTCTTTAAATTTAAATTTAGATTCTATAAAATTAGCAGAAAGAGCGTTTGATGTAATTTCAATCAATGACGAACGTCCATTTTTAACAATTATAAATATTCCAACTTTTACAGTTCCAATTGCGGATTTTAAGTTTGATAAATCTTTTTTTGGATTAACTGACAAAACGCATGGGTTAGATTTGGAAATTTCAAATATTGGCCAATATATATATTTTACTGTTGATAGTGAAAATTTAAATTCAAATCAATATTCGGAAATTCCAAGAACTTTTATTAAATATAATGGTTATTCTCAACCCGCATTATTAAAAAATAATATTTCTCCATTACTTGGATATTCAGCACAGAAATTTGATAACGTAAATATTTATATATGGGGAATATATGGAAAATATGGAATTAAAGATGTATCAAAAGCTATAGATCGTTATTTTAATAAAATAACCATAAGGCAAAGACTGCCTGGACAGTATAATTACAATTTAATTAAAAGTGAATTTAAAAATGGAGCTGAAGTTCAATATCCATTGCAAAATTTTAAAAATGTAGAAATTGATATTCAACATGATAAAGAGCTAATTGGACCATTTAAAATAAAAAATAATCAAAAAGTAACTTCTGCAAAAGCTTGTAATGCTGGTGGAGTTACAAGATTAACAGATTTAACAGTCGTAGAGGAAAATTTTCCAGTTATTACAAATTTGGAAAATGAAACTTCTGACGATGTTAGATATATTAAAAATTGGCCAATTGAATATGATACTGAGGGAAATCCGCTAATTATAAGCAATATAAATTTTAATTATGCGGTTTTTGACAAAACTTCTCAAAACAGAACTGAACAGCCTGCAATTCCTGTAGTCCATTACATAGATAATAATAATGTTGAGGAAGTTTATGTCAGTTTAACATTAAATAACTTATCAGATACAAATCATATAGATTTAACTAGCGCTGGATATGGGACAAAGCCAGGTTATACGGAAGAACCTTACAAAGGAACTTTAACTTATGCTGAATTAATAAATCAAAATGCACTTACTAATGCTCCAATAAAAATTCAAGAAAGATATATAGTTGGAGTTAATATTGCTGCATTTATTCCTTGGGCAACAATTTTTCCACTTGGAATTAGATCCAGCGCCAACATAAATCCAGCTCAATATCCATTTTTGCAAAAATTTGCAATAGAAGTAAATTTAAATTCTATAAAAAATAAAACTTTTGCTTTTCCTACAAAATCTATTCTTTTTGGCATAAACTTAGATTATTTGCAAAATGAATCTTTGATAGTTAATAATTTAATTTCAATAGAAAATTTAAACTCATTATTGGAAAAATATTATTTATATAATAATGTTGATTTTCAAACGTTTTTATCGAATTTTGATAATGGCAAATTAATTGGATATTCCAAAATAGTAGATTTAACTATTCCATATGAAGAGTTTACCTTAACAGAAGCAAAAACTAGTTTAAGTTATAATGAAACTGATGCTTTTAATGTATTTACCAGTTCAGAAGGAACTGCTTTTGGCAATGGAATATATTTAGCAAAAAATTCATATAAAAATACAAGTATTTATGATTATGTTTTTAAATATAAACTCACTCCTAAAGAAGTTAACACTAATTTGACGGCATTGCCATCTAGATCGAGCAGTAATTTAAGTAATTCTCTTTTTAATAGAAAACAGCAAATTACTGCTGGAACTAAATTACCTGCAGTAGTATCCATCAGAATTGATACTGGATATGAAACTAACGAAAATAGCAATTATTCGAGTAGTTGCGATTTCTTTTCTTATAAATTTGATATTTATGGATTAGCGAACGATCCATCAAAAATAGATATAGGAAGGCGAGGTTATGATTTTTTAAGAGGTCAAAGGAGCTTGGGTAATCCAAGAGCTGGCGTGTATGCAGTTTCAAAAGCTGATTCAGTTGTTAAATTTCATATATTTAAAGTAACTGAATCTGGAAAAGCTTCAGACTATTATATCTCAAATAGTAGAGATGTAAAATATAATAGTATAAGTTTTGCAAGTTTAAGTCCATTTTCATATCTAGTTGAAGCTAAAGAGGCAGATTTAACTGGGGATTTCAGGGTTTATTATCCAACTGGAGAAGAATTTGCGGGTGATTTAGAGTCTTGCTTTTCTGGAATTTTAACTGGCGCAATAATTTGCGGTAGTGAAAATTGCTACATATGCGAAGTTTGCACTTTGGATGAAAATGGAATGTTTGGATTGCAAACTAGCGGATATTTATCTGCTCAAGATTTTGAAACTCAAATATTGTTAGATGGAGGTTTAAAAATACCACCAGCTCTCGAAAATTCAATGTTTGACAATTTTAAGTTAAACATGTCAACAGCCATTCCAGAACTTAAAAAAATAAATTATTTAAGTTTCTCAAATTATTCTTCTCCTTATAATTTTATCGAATGCTCTTATTCGGTAAATTCGTCAATAAATTGCTACAACGTAGATACTTATAAATTTAATGACCTATACACTAATACTTGCGTGCAAGTTTGTTCTTTCGATGTGGATGTCTATAATGTATTTTCGGACAATAATAAGGTTGCAGAGCCAAAAACTTCTTATTCCTTTTCAATTTTTAGAGTTAATGGCGATATTTCCCGTACTCAATTAGCTTTGAATAATTTAGGATATAAATATGCCGTATTAAATATAAACGAAGATTTAAATAAATATGTTTTAGTTAATCTTCCAGATGAAAAAAAATCAAACGCTGACGTTATTAAAATTATTGAAACAATTGGAAATTTAACTCTAGGCAAAAGCACAAAAAAATTAAAAAATAATTTAAGCGTTCTCGCTTGTAAACCTTATGGACCCGTGCGTGTTAACGTTCCCTCCGATAGTTTAAATGACGCGAACACTTTTCAGTCTAAAATTTTTACAGCTATCAATTCAGCAAACGCTTGTAAATATTATGATTACAGGGGAAATTATATGTTTTTCGAAACAGCGACAGAAGAATTTTCTTCTAATTACTTTGTAACTTATCTTCCATTTTATTATTCAAAAGGAACTCAAACAACAATTTGTGAAAAAGTAGACAAAGACTATTTTAAGTCAATTGCATATTGGGCAAAGTATACATCGCATGATTCAGCAATATCGTTGAGGGGTTATGGCGCAGCTTCTAATTCATATTTTGAAACTGATTGGACGCAAGATGCATCAAATATTACTCCATCTATTAATAATTGTTTTTTAAAATCTTTCTTGCTTTCAATTTCGAATGATCAAAACGTTGCGGATTTAAATTCATTGGTTTCAAATTTTGAAAATATAAAATGGATAGCTAGGAGCAACTTGGTCTCACAATCGGTTATTAAAGTAAATAATTACTGCTTTCAGGCGAGCATGAATTGTATTTGCTATTCTACAAATCCGTCTAGTATTTGCAAAATTAATTGCAAATCACTGGCAAATTGTATTCGTGCGGAAAATTCAAGTGAGATATTTGTTGCCCAATTAGCTTCAGCTTTAAATTGTCAGCCAATTTGTTCAAATGATTATTATTTACGATCTGAAATTGCGGCTAGTAATGTATTTACGATTCCAGTCGTAGCAAGAAATGAAATAGCTTCTCCAATAAAAGCGCAAGCAATTTCAATAACTGCAAATTTTTGGGTTTTATATAATCCAAGCACATCAGTAGTTTCTGTTGTTTTTTCAAGTTTTTCAAAAGAAAATAATTGGAACGAATTACAAGATCAAGAAGTAATAAATAAACTTCCTATAAATAGATTTTTACAAAATCTTCCTAGCACTATTGGAATTAATGGCGGTAGTTACAACAGGCCTGAAGATTTTTTAATATTGAAAGATGATGGACAAATTGGTTATTCAAATAATTCTTTTAGCGCGGTAACAAAACTTACATATCCACACTCTAGACAAAATAGTCCTAACGGCGCTGAATATGGTTCATTTGTTTCTTTATCTAATAATTTTGGTTATGGACCTGGAGTAGTGAATCAAGTTTGCACTGTTATTGGAAAAAGAGACTATCCTAATACTGATAAGCAGGGAGTGATATTTCATAAATATCAATTTAAAAATAATTTTTCCACTCCTTCGTTAGATGTTCCAAATAAAAATTTAAAAATTATTGAAAGAAAAATGGAATCGGGAGAAGATATAATTGATGTTGTTTCAGATTTATTAAAATCGACAACTTTTGGAGTTGATGCAATTCCTGCAGATGCTATTTTTTCGAAAGGTTCGCCAAAATCAAAAGTAGTTTTTACAAACACAAGTTACATGTATGCTTATATTTGGACTCCACCTCCACCTATGGCTCGCGGAACTGGAGGTTATGTTTGGAAATTGGAAACTCCAACGACAACTCAAACTCTAGAGATTTCATTTTACCAAATTCCAGTTACCAATTTTTCCACAAATACGCAAAATATTTACTCAAATGATGCTGGACAACAGATTCTTTTGCCTCCACCTAAATTAGATCTTTCTGGCTCTCCAATTAGAAGGTATGTAAAAATTACAAAATTATCTTATGAAACTCTTTCTCCTCTAATATCCAAACGTATTAGCGTCGGAACAGTTACTGAAATTATACCGCAAACTTTTTCATATCCATTCTCAGCAATAGTAGGAACAAAAATAGACGCAAGATCATTTGCTCAAATGCCTAGTAGATCTTTTCATTGCAAACTTAAAAAAGTTTTAGTTCCATCAAATTATTACCCAAATAATCCAAAAGATGAATCTGATATAAGATACGATGTAACTCAGGTTGGTTTACATAAAATATATGATGGAGATTGGGATGGCACATTTAAATTAATGTGGACAGATAATCCAGCTTGGATTCTCATGGACATGTTAGTAAACAAAAGATATGGATTGGGAAATCATATTGCTCCAGAACAGATAGATATCTGGGAACTTTACCAAGTAGCAAGATGGTGTGATGGTGTGGATGATGATGGATACTATTATGGAGTTCCAGATTCATATGGTGGAGTTGAGCCAAGACACACATTTAATGCTTTAATTGGTGATAAATTTAATGTTTTTGACATGATTAATCAAATTGCTTCTGTATTTAGAGGTCATGTTTACTACATGAATTCTCTTATTACTTTTGATGATGATAGACCAAAACCTCCAATTGGAGAATTTACGAATGCGGATGTTAAAGACGGTTTATTTAATTATGCAAACATGAAAAAAGATGACGAATTTACCGTTGTCGAAGTTGCGTTTGTTGATGCAAAGAATGACTATAGATCTAGTATAGAATATGTTGAAAATGCTGACGCAATAAGAAAACGAGGCATTCTAAAAAAACAAATGAATGCTTTTGGCGTTACTTCTAGAGGACAAGCGAGAAGAATTGGAAAGCATTTCTTGCATCAAAGCTCTAAAGAAAATCTCAACGTTTCTTTCACGACCGATATGAAAGCATTGCTATACAAGCCTGGAGATTTAATTACAATCCATGATGAATTGCTTAATTCTTATAAAAATTTTGGATCTGTAAAGGCTATTGAAGAAGTTCCAAATAGCGGTGATTTATTTAAAGTTGTAATTGATCAAACTTTAAATTCTGGTATTTATAACGATGGCTCGATTACTCTTTATTCGGCAATGACAAAGCCAACATATTCCGATATGCAAAATTACTTGTGTGGCGGAACATCTTATGAGAAAGTTACCATTGATTTTTTGCAATCACTCATCCCAAATTTGCAAGAAATTGGTCAAAAAATTCGAAATGAATCGCCCCGCTCTTTTGCAATAAAAAATGGCGTGAATTCAAATCAAATTATATACGGATGCAAATTTGGATATTCTTGGATAAAAAGTCCTTATGCGCCAATAAATTGGGATTATCGTGCTAAAAAAGAAACCAATCGAGGAATAATTGATTATCTTGAATATCTCAATTCTAATGAAAAATATTTTGATTCAGTATTTTATAATTCTCGAACTCTTAATGCTCTAAAACCTATATTTTCTATTAAGGGCGAAACAATTATTCCATTGGCGGATGTTGGATTTGGCTGTTTAGCGGCTCCAAATAATTATCTATTTCCTCCTTTTTTAGCTTCAATTGATAATAAAGTTATAGCTAATCCATGCAGAATTTTTGGTAAAGATTGTTTGTTTATTTTGATGAATAGCGGACAGGATTATACTGGATTAAGTCAATATCCAGCTTGTAATTTATCTAAACTTTCTTATATAACATATCCATGCTCAGACATGGAAATATACACAAGTAGAATTTCTGGTTTACCAGTTTATGTAGAAACTGGAGATAAAATAAAAAGCGAAGTTTGTTTTTTGTATCCTTCTGGAAATAAAATTGAATTATTTCGTAGTAATGATTTTCTTTTTACTGGATCTTTAAAATTTAAATATCATACTTACGACAATGTTGTATACATAACTGGAAAACATCAATTGTGTGATTATACAAAGCCACAAATAGCACTTAATGATGATGAATATAGGGCAAGTGTATTTTCAATACGCGAGCAAGAAAATTTTCATAATTTAAATTACTTTTCTCAAGAAAAAGGATTTATAGTATCAAGACCTAATCAATTATATGGAAGCGCAAAAATAGGTTTTGCAAAAACTAATCCTATTGCATGCTATAATATAATGAGCGATTCTTTTTCAACAAAAGCAATAATGCCATGCTTATCATCAGATGATGATTTGGAATTTTTTAATTATCTTTACAGCAGATATACAGTAAGCGGACTTTCTCAAATACCGCAAGATCATAAAATATTTTTTCCAGCATTAATGTATTTTTGCGTAAGTGAAAATAAAACTTCTTACTATTTGAATGGCATGACTGAAGTAATAGAATGCATACCCATAAGTTTGCGATATGTAGAAAATGATATGTTTTGCGATCTTTTTGAAAATGAATTAATAAATAATAAACTTAAGGGACATTGGCTAATTTCCGTTGGAACTGGCTTCTCCGATGTTTTAGAATTAGATTGGATTGATAATGAATCTGAAAAAATAAAATCAAATATATACGATATATTAAATAATAGTAATTGTTTTCGTTTTAGCAAATTGAGTGGAGTTATTAGTGGCGAGCCAATTTATTGTTGTCCTACTGGATACAATAAAGATCAAAATCCATTTACTGGATTTTCTTGTTGCAGATTTCTTCACGAAGAACCTTTTGAACAAAGATCTGGAATCTATAGCGGATTCAATAATTTATATTTATTTTCTCAAATGACTGGAGTTAATTTTATTTTAAATTATCCCCATCCAAGCGACTCTAATTTACCACCCTTTTTAGACGTTTTTTCGCCACAAATAAGTCTCACTTATATTCCAAAAATTATTAAAAATAACTTAAATAACACTTACTTATCTGGAATAAGAGAGCTTTTATGTCAATGTTTTAATTTAGGAAAACCTTATTATCCAGTTTATAACACTGGCATAATAGATTACATATCATATCTTAACACACAGGTGGGGGCTCTTGAAATAAGGCAATATTGTAATTCATCTTTAAGCTATACTGGAATATGTACTTCTATAGCTGCTCAACAAAATACTGTGTCATCATTAAATAATAGATTTACTTGTCGAAAAATAATTCAAAATTTGCATTTAGATGAATTTCAAAATTTTACTCCAAGAATGATTATTGATTTTACAGGCTTAAATTTACTTCCCGAATTTAGGCGGAATCCTCTTTATGCGAGCATGAATTATGATGACGTTGGATCGTGGAAGATTGATCCAGATTCGCCAATTAAATATCACTACAGTTATTTTCAAAGAACTTTTGCACATTTTTATACTGGATTAATAACAACTGAAAATTTAAATAATTTTAAGTATCCAAGCAGTGCAAATGGATATTCAAGCAATTTAACGACAGATATTCTTATAAATGGTTGGAATACATTTTTTTCAATAAAAACTAAATATTTTGTAAAAGATATAAATGGGCCTTCAGAAAAATTAATTTCTTTTAATGCGCAAACTTGCAGACATTTGTATTTATGTTGCGACTATTTCCCGCATTTTTGTGATATTCAGCCTTATCACGCACTCTCGGGAAAATATTTAACACAATTTGATGTAAATATAGCTTATTCAAAGGAGATGATAATTTCTAATCCATATTTTCTCCCAAACTTTCAAATTGAAACTCCAGATAGATTTTATTCCTATGTATGCTGCACAAGTGGATATGAATCAAATTTAGATTTATATATAATACCACAAAATGCAAATTGTATTTCATATTCCAAAATAGTGGAAAATGATAGACCTTCAGTAGAATTATTTTTAATACATGATTATATTACTGGATATAACCAAGCGTCAGGATTTGACCAAGGCGTTTCCACAAACGTCTATACTGAACTTTATCTTTGTAAAACAAACGATTTCGGAGTTACGAAAGATTCAGTTAGAAATGGTTTGGGAAATTTTTGCATTGGATCTTTATATTCATTGCAAATTTTAAATAAAACATCTCCAACATTCAAAATAATGTCAATAACTGAAAATTATATTAACGAATATAATATTTTTGCGACTCAATATAAGGAAGAGAAATTTTTAGAAATAGAAGAGAATGTACGAATTGATTCTCTTGAAAATACATTTAATGCATTATATTATTATCAATCAGCTTCAAGATTGACTCAGAAAAATGAACCCCTGAAATCTCCAATCATAAAATCTATAGATTATGTAAGATATTCAAACGCTCCAACATTAAATATTAAATGGGTTCCAGCGTCTGAACATATTGAAGGTTATACGCAGTACAGGATATATGTCCAATCTCCATCTAAACAAACTCCAAACTTACAAGCTATTGTTGGTGACAATGCATTTGATAGATTAAATAATTATTTTGAATATAATTATCAAGGAGATGGCATTGCAAATCCTTTAGAGAAAGAAGTGGGCAATTACACAATTAGCGTTGAAGCTTTTTATGAAAAAGATGGAGTTTATGTATTTTCAACTCCAACAAAAAGAAGTATCAATATAATAAATTATTAAAGTTTTTTTACGTAAGTTTCAGTATCTTTAATAAAGCCTAGCATTTTGTAAATTTTTTTAATTTTTTCTGAATATGGATGATTTTCAGCAACATTCATGAAAATGAATTCACATTTTTGGCTTTTGGCAAAATCGACTGCAGTCTTATACAATCTCATTCCAGCGTTTGAGCTTTTTGCAAGCCACAAATACTCTTCCATTATTTTTTTATTAAATTTTTCAGATTTGCGAATGATTCCTCCAAAGATGCCATCCCATTTTTCTCCATTAAAATGAGCCCATAAATGACCATTCCATATCAATATGGATTCATGAGAAAAAGATTTTAACATTAGTTCTACATCATGCTTCAAATTAAGGGCGTGACCGTATTGCAAATTATCCTCAAGATGTAATTCGTTTATGTCTGCAGTAACTTTTTCTAATTCAATTACTGAGGTGATTTTTTTTATAGAATCTTTTTCCATTTAATTAATGATTGAAATTAATTTTCGACACTCTCTAGCTGGAATATCTTTAAAGGAATTCCAGCTCTTTGCTTCTGGATTTTGATACGATTCCGAAATCCACATATCTCTTAATTTTTGCTTAAAGTCTTCAAAGTTATTAATGTTCAATTTTTTTACAGCATGATTTCTAAGCAAATTTTGTGGAGAAATATCTCCATCAATTTGTACTTGTTCTGAATTTTCGTAAAATTTATTTTTGCTTTTTGATTTGTCAATCTCATCATCACCAACAATATGAATATTTAAGAAGTTGCGAACACAGCGAACAAATGCGCGATTTGTAGCAATAGTTTCAAGAAATTTGGCGCAAAAATCATTGGTATTTTCTAATGAAGCGTTAGCCATATCTTCAAATTCAATGCAAACGCCACTGGTTTCAAAATTACCTATCCAATTTATTTTGCATTTGACAACAACATAATCTCTTTCAGACTTAACAACTTCGTAAGATACAGAATTGAATCCACGAATTTTTGCAAGATCCTTCAAGCCACTAAGTTTAATTAATAGTTGATTATCCGCTAAACCTTCAATAGTTGGCGGCGTTTCTAATTTTCGAGTTTCAAACCAATCTTTATTTGGATAAAGATGTTCGGCTTTAATCATGGCTCGCCAATTAATTGAGCCATCTTCATTAAAGATGTATTCTACGTTAGATAGGAGTCCGTTCGCTTTCCTCAAGTTCTCTTGAGCATTCTTTGGGTTTTGAGTCTGAGTTTTCGATTGTTTCTCTGATGATGAAGTCATAAATATAGAAGTGTTCTGCATCTTTCCAAAATGCATCATCATCATGCATTACTTCGTTAAGCATGTCAAGTTTTTTGTTTGCGTTTAAATGAGCTTCACTTGGGTACAATTTTCCTTCAGAAATAAGGATTTTATTTGTTAAAAAATAACCATTTTGTTTTGTGATTTTTTCAATTCGTTGTTTCACGTTATCAAATTCTACTCTAAAATCAAAATAATGATTTCTTATTTGAGCAATATTTTCTTTGTCATCTATGCAGAGAGTAAAATTTACTTTGCATTTTTTAACTAAATCAAAATATTCATTGCTGATGGATTGGTCTTTGATTTTGAAATAGATATGTTCTATATTTGAAGCAAATTGTTTAATTAATGGAATTGGAATTTCACTTGCTGCAATAATTTTTGTTTTATAATTTGCGCACCAAAATGCAATTATTTGATCATCATTATGCAGATCAGCTCTTATGTATAAAGTTTTATTTTTTTGATCTTCTAAATTTCCTCGAAAATTAGGAACAATCTCTACTAGTGGAATATGATAATGGTCGCCTATTCTTAAAGTAGTAAAGTTAATTTTTTCTTCAATTTTTAATAAATCAAAAACTGATTGAGCAATTTTTTCTGGCTTAATTGACCTAATTGTTTTTGGACTTTCTTGATAAGAGAATGATGGCTTGTTTCCATTCTTGTCAGATTCGATTGTAATAACATTTTCTTTTGACGACCAATATGGGTAAGCGTTTGCTGCGTAAGTATGCGAGTATAGCGCAACGATTGGTACGTCATACATACTAGCTATGTGAATCGGCAAACTATCAATCCCAAGATGTAATTTCGATCTTTTGATTAAATATGCCGACTGTTTAAAATTTAAATTTAAAAACCAAGCATCGACATTTTCTAAGCGTGGGTCTTCGGCCCCTCCAATTTGATAAATTTTATATCCTTCTTTATTTAAAAAAGGTTTTATAAGATTTAAAACTTGAGAAAAATATTCATAGTTTTTTGAATCAATTTTTTTGTCCGTATGAATTGTTATATATTTCTCATCAAGCGATGGATAAAAATGCTCACAGAGATATGGTTTTCCAATTTTTACGCCAAGTGTTTTTGCGTATTCTTCTATAAGATGTGACATATTATACTAATGAAAATTGAATTTTATCTTTTCCGTTATGTTGGTAAGCGAAAAACTTTTGAGTTGTAGCATGCGGTAAAAATGCTAATTCAAAAAATCCTTTGTGCGCACCTTGACCTTCCAAGAATAGTAAATTATCACAAATTGGATTATATGGTAAAACTTTATGCACTACTGGATTATCTCTAATCAAATCAAAAAACTTAGGTTCGGTAAAAATATAAATATTATACTCTGGATATAAACATTTTAAATTTTTAAGCAATGAATTAACCATCAGAACATCTCCACCAGATTGTGGAATTACAACTGCCAATCGCTTTCCTTCGTCATCCTTGTCTAAAAGATCTTCAAAATTAATTTGTTTTGGTTTGTTTAATTTTTGATTGGCTTGATTGATTAAATGATCATAAATTTGTTTTCTCGAAACTCCAAACTTTAATTGATTCATCCATTCAAGACAACTTGCATTATTTTTATCTATTTTTTCTTTTAAAATATTTGCATAAAGATCTATAATGAAGTCTTCATTGCTTTCAATTTCAGGAAATGCATATGTTGGATTAGGCTTTTCCTCCTCAAACGAAAAGTCATAATCAATTTCTGGAAACGAATCGAATATTTCCTCCAGTTTTTTACCAATTACTTCTATAGAAAAATTATCTATTGTCCATTTTCGGGCAGCTTGACCAATTCTAAGTTTTTTGCTTGGATGCATGAAAAAAACTTCTGCAAGTCTTTGATTAATACTTTGTGGACAAGTTGAAGCTTTGATAAATTGAGTTCCAGGCTCTCTATACTCTTTCCAATCTAGAGGCATGCCTCCACTTTCAGTAGTGCAGCTGTCTTCGCCGCAAGAATAATTAGTGACCAAGGTAATTAATTCGGCAAGTTTTGCCTCCTGAATGGGAATTTCTTGCCCACCACTAGTAAATGGATGACAATATACATCCATTAAATTATAAATTTCATTCAGCTGTCTATCTGAAACGCCAGCTGTTACATTTGTGGTTACTTGGCTGTTGGGATTTCCACAAAACTTACATCCTATATTTTGTCTTGTAAATGGCTTGACTTCATAATTGTTGCAAGCGTGACAAAAATAAGTCGTATAAACTAGATCTGAAGGAATATTTTTTTCTCTTAATAATCTTGGAATATCCCAACCTTCAGACCAGTGGGTGTGAAGTAATAGTTTTGCATTTGCTTGAGGATTATTGAATCTAAATATTGAAAAGCCCTCCAATAAATTAGGCACTGATTTTCTTAGTTGATTTCTGAATACAAATCCAATCAAAAAAGAATCATCTAACCCAAAACTTTTTCTAAGTTTAGATCTCTCCTCATCTTCTAATTTAAAGAATTTAGAAGTATCTAAACAGCCACGCAAGGTCTTAACGTGATTGTAACCCAATACCCTTAATGCTTTTTCTGCAAAAGTAGCCCACACATAATAATTTTTAATTTTTGGAGCAGCATTAACTGCGTCTGGCAAAATTGGCAAACTGTCTAAAGTTGTCCAAATAACTGAATTGATTTTGCTCCACCAAGGCTTATCCCAATATCCATTGAATCCCCAAATATCTTCCGTGCCAACATAAATATCTGGTTTAACTAATTTAATTAAATCGTCAATCATTCCAGCTCCATAGCCCAAACTTCTTTCAATATTTGGATCTTGAGCTTTTAATTGTTCCAGTTTTTGCTGTGGTGGATAGGTTCCATAACTTTTCCAAGGTTGTCTTGCTGTTTCTTCGGACTCAAATGGCATTCCATTCGCAGCTTCAATTATTTCATACTTTCCAGTATTAAATAAGTAGCGAAGAATATTTTTGGCATTTTTACCGAAACCAGTAAATGCTCTGGAGTAATTTGAATGAAAGAGTATCTTTTTTTTCATTATTCTTCTTGCTTAGATGAATTTGTCCTATTGGAGAATACTTGAGACAGCGAGAACTTTAAAAATTCGGCTAAAGCTTCAGCTTCTCCTAATTCAATTCCAATTCCAAACTTTTGATTTCCATTTCTTGAGATTGAAAAAGAAAATGCATCAGTGCCATCTTTTTTTTGATATGGCTTAAATGAAATTTGAGTCTTGTTGTCTTCGTATGTATGAAAGGCTGAAAAGTCTTTATATTGCCTAATTGAATATAGAAATCCACCTATCTCATTAACATTTAATTTAATGTTGAGATTTTTTTCTGGATTTTTTGCATTTTCAGAAAAAGAACCCGTTTTAGTATTTTCATTCCAAGAAGCTTGTTGAATCGCACTCACATAGACAACTTTTTCACCATTTTTACTTTCCCCCAATTTAAATTGAAAAGCACATCCTGTAACTTTTGAATTAGGTTTATATAGACTAAAATTCATACAAGATTATAATTAGTTAAGATTAACTTTCTAAAAAGTGTAAAAATTTAAATATGGCCGAAAATTATCAAAAGGTAGCACAATTATATACGTTAACTGGGAATGGCGTTACTACAATTACTGGAGCAAGTGTTATTCATGCATTGTACAATGGAACTAATGCTCAAATGTCAATGCGCATTGACAATACGCATACAATTCATATTGCAACAGATCAACACGTAACATTTCCAAATCCCGTACCGTTCTCAACTATCAGAAATCTTTCCGCAAATCAAACGGGAGTTATTTTATATAGTTAAAAATGCCAAATCCAGTTTACAAATCAAATTCGGTATATCACGGTAAAGCTACTCCTCAGTTTTCCTACATCTATGATGGGGATACTCAGGAATGGCGACCAATGACTCCTGCTGATTTGGCTGGATTGGGAGAAAGTGATTTACTTAAACCGCCAGCCCTTTCGGTTTATAGAAACGTTAATTTATCTGGAGAAATTTCAGAAGTAAACAATGGAGCTACAAAGTTGGCTGGATTTTTTGTTGATAACAATTTGAACAATGAACCTCTTTTTGTTCAATTTTATAGTAATCCGTATACTTCAGAATCGACTCCATTCATAACTTATCCAATTTACGCACAATCTACATTAGATCAAAGTTTTTCTTATTTGGTTCATGGATTTCAAGGCATATTAGTTAAGATATCTGAAGATAGGGAGGGTCTTTATCCTTGGCCTGGAAATAATGGCACTGGCCTTATTGCAAATATTTACTATAGAGCTTAAATATGCCACTATATAAAAGAAGAATTGACATACCGACTGGTCAATTTGTAACAACTGGTCAAACTGGCCAATTTGTTCCAACAGGTTTTCCTAACTTGGGAGTAAATGGAGAGGCATACTCTAATACTGAATTTATTTTTTCAAATAGTAATTATCCAAAAGGAAATGCTCAGTACTCTATTTTAATGAGATCTACTGGCACAGAAGGTGTTGAT